AAAGGCGCAGGTTTCCTTAACAAAACACTGCGTGAGGGCGTCACAGAAGGCACTCAGTCAGCTGTCGAACAGACAGGCACGACTATCGATACTGAGAAAGGCTTAACAGTCAGTGCAAAGCAAGCAGTTGGTGAGGGCATCATTGGCGGCACCACAGCTGGTGGTGTTGACGCTACAGCCCGGTTATTTACCGGCGGAGATAGCGGCCCAGCTGATCCAGAGGCAGCAACTGAATTAGCAAACAGACTGAAGAAGATTGCTGAAGAAGGCGGTCCTGAAGGCAAGCCAGAGTTCAATCTAGGCGATGTCGACCGCATGTCTCAGACTGGCGCAAGAGCCGTAGTCGAGGCAGCGCATAAAGATATTCAAACTGAAATCAAGCAAGCGGTAAAAGATTTACGCGAACGCTTGCAAGTTCAAGACAATGACGACCTCGACACTGTTCTTCGCAAAGTACAGGCGCAAGCAGCCGTTGAGATGGCTCGTAACAAGACCAAAAGCGTCATCACAGCTGCAAACTTCGAGGCTGTAAAAGACTTGTCTGGCGATACCGCCGAGGGTCAGCGTTTGTTGTCACTTATCCGTCAGTCAAACGAACTAACAGCTGTCCACAATGATGGCTATCAAGGTGGTTTGAGCCGTATCACTGACCAGTTTTCGCCAATCGGCAGTAAGGCTGGCTATGACCGTGGTTTTGCAACCATGGAAAGCATTTTGCGTCCAGTTGCATCCATCGGTGCAGCTACAGCCAATCCACTGATCCCAGCTGCACAGATAGGCGCAGTCGGTATTGGGCGTGGTGTTGATGCTTTGACAGGCCGTAGAAGCCGTGTGAGGCGCTACATTGAGCAAAACGCAGGTCCGGGTGGTATCCCGCAGCAAACCTTGCCTAGCCTTAGAGCAGCAGCCATCGCTGAAGATGAACAGCAACAGCAAGCAGCTGAAGCGCAAGTAGCAGCTGATGCAGCTAGACAGGCTGAAACAGAGCAAATTAACCGCGAATTGGCGCGGCGCAATGCACCGCCGGTGCCGAACTCACCACAAGGCACGATGGAAGATGCCACTGGGCTGGACCGTGATGGTGTAGCAGCTGCTTTACGGGTGCTAAAACAGACACGTCTGGGCCGCAGACTTAACAAATCTATCGCTGACTATGAAGCCACAGTGGAAAGAGGCGGTGAAGTAGATCGACTGTCACCACTGATTAGAGCGGTCAACGACATCGCGAATACAGTGCCTAATGTTAGCGAAAAGCGTGTTCGCACACCAAATCGCAATACTGAGCAGAGCAGAATACAGCTAGAAGCACGGATAGAGCAGGGCAAACGCGACAATCAGGCGTTTAATGACGAACTGATGCGTGGTTTGAAGGCAGATAAGACCGTCGACGCCCAATCTAGAGCAATTGGCGAAGCTGCGTTAACCAAATTACGGCTCGATTTAGGTCGTAACCCACTACAAACAGCCTCTGCAATCGTTGCTGACGCTCAAACACGGGCTAAAAATCCTGGTGTTATAGACCGCTACGTTCAACCATATCTTGAACGTGTACAAGGCCAGCAACAGGTCGATGATGCATCAGCTACACCAGAAATGGAGCAGATGTTTGAGGCTGAAGGGCCGAACGACCCGATGCGGGTGTCTACACGGACACCAACAGCGGTTGCGGCCTTTGAAAACCCGCTTACACAAGACTTACAGGTCGATATTGACGCGATTAGAGCCGCACCCGGCAATCTGCTGAAGAAAATGATGCAGAAGCTAAACAAATACGAAGGTGCGAAAGGCTTTAGACGCGAAAATAAAGGCGTACCAGCTGAACAGCAGTTTAAGAATTTCTTAAAGTCTAATCTGCTACATTTGTATAACTCTGTGTCACCGGAATATCGTGACCGAGCAAGGCAATGGTATGTCGGCGCTAACAAGCTGTCACAGGCTGTAGCTGACCAGTATGGACTGTCTCTAGCACAGGTTTCTGGCGTCATGGCGGCGTTATCACCCCAACAAGACTGGTATATGAATTATGATATTGGTGTCAGGGTGATAGACACATTTGCTAATGCAAAAAATGAAGTGTTTTCGCCTGATATGGAAGCTGCAATGCAGCGTTTCATGGACAACCCAGCTAATGCGAGGCAGCGTCCCATACACCAAGCCAGATTGGATGCGATGCGAGGCAAGACGCTTGCTGAGTTAGACAGTATGGAAGCGGCATATTTCATCCGTTTCTATGACGAAGCAAACAACCCAAATGGTGCTAAATATCGCTATATTTCACCAGAAGGCGAATTGCTGGAATTTGCGACCCGCAAAGACGGAGAACCTGCAAGCATACGAATGAATGGTTTCGGTAATATCGAAAAAGCTGTTCGTATGATCCAAGACGGCAGCCGGGAAAGCATTTCGGTCAATCTTGGCGACAGGCATAAGGTTCGTAGCTTCTACAACAACATCCTTAACCCCATGTCAGACCGTGGCGATGTCACAATTGACACCCACGCCGTTGCAGCCGCCTTGCTACAACCGTTGGCAGGTGCGGATATCGAAGTTAGTCACAACCTTGGCACGTCAGGCGATACATCCAGTATTACCGGCGTAAAGGGTAGCTATGGCATATTTGCCGATGCTTACCGCGAGGCAGCAGCTGAAGCAGGTGTCTTACCGCGTGAAATGCAGTCCATTACATGGGAAGCAGTCCGTGGCTTGTATTCTTCAGGTTTCAAGAACGCAAAAAACAAGAAAGCCATTAAGGAAATCTGGAAAAACTACGACAAAGGCACTATATCTTTAGATGAAGCTAGAGGAGCTATTTATGACAAAGCAAGGGGTATTGACCCAGCCGCTTGGGAAGACCGAACTGAGCCGTTTGGTGGACCAAATGATGTCGGACGGGATAGTTCAAAATCTCCAGAAGATGGGCTTCCAAGCCAATCAGTCGAATTATCTGGCGTCATTCTACCCGGAAGCGGAGATGGACAGTCTGGACGCAGATCAGCTGGACAGTCTGCCGGAGTTTTATCATTACCTCCCGAAGCAAGACAACTCACCAGCGACGCCTCTCTCACAGGCGCACTTTCAAGCATCATCGGTCCCGATAAGTACGCCCCCGGCAGCATTATCAGCGGAAGCCGCCCGGCAACTCCTACAGAAGTAGAACAACAGCTTGAAGTAGCAGAACGATTACTTGCTGACGGCTTGCCAATTGAGATTGGTAAGGCTGGTACTGCGTTCGAGAACGGTATTCGATCATTCGAAGTTATCAAACGCATCGCCAACGCCATGAATGTAGCTTTTGTGCTAGCCAAGAACATGGCTGAGATCAAAAGAGCAGGTGGTGGATCGGGTATAACCCGTGGCATTTACAAAGCACCAGTATTTCCATTCGCAATGGCTGACTTCAAAACCAAAGCACCAGAAAGCAGTATCACTGTATTAAGCCCAAGTGCCAAATTACCAGAAAAACGCGGCAAGCAGAAAATGGGCTTGGCTGAAGCAATTATGGTTGCTGCTCATGAACTCGGGCATCACATATCGCGTTTGCGGTTAGACCCAGATGTTGTTCCCACAGCGGTAGACCAACGGAACTATTTAACTGGACGTGCCGAGCGGGTCGAGAAACAGGCAGTACGTTTTGATAATAGTTTTGATGGTGAGGTCCAAAAGCTGGTTAACAAGTCATTTGGCAAAAACCCAGATGCTGCTCGGGAAATCATCGACGAATTGGTGGAGTTACAACGTAAAGGCGTTGTGTCCATTTTAGATCAAGATGGTGGTTCAGTGATGGTTCGTGATGCTTACGTCAGCATGTTCGACCAACTCAATAAACAGCTTGAGGATGCTGGACTTTCTGAAACTGAGGCTGCTCGTATTCTAGGTCAAACACCGCAAAAACGAGCATATCTGAGAAACTACATCGATAACCAAGAAAAGTACCAACAAGCCGCTGTTGAGCTAGCAGCTGACATGGTTGGGGTCTACATAGTCGATCCTCAGTTTATGAAACAACAGGCTCCGAAAACTGCAAGGTTTGTCCGGACTTATCTAAACGCAGCTGATACCAGCAAAATCGTTCAATTCTTCTCAGCACCATTCGCAGCAATCGTTGCAGCCATCATGGCGAACATGCTGGTTGGCGAGGCTGAAGAAGAAGATAAAGAACAGCGTCGCGGCATCTTGTCAGCGTAAGGAAATCTTATGGAAACACTGAAAAGGAAGCCGAGGGCCAAGTCGCCCTCGAAGGTCGGTGCTGGCAAACATCCGCAGAAAGCACCAAAGAAAAATTACTTCGCGACCCTCATGGAAACCCCGGAGGGTCGTGAATTACGAAAACAATGGTCAACCAAGCCCCGCAAGAACGGCGGCAGACCAAGAGGCGTACCGGACGGCTACAGAAGAGAGCAAATAGAGCCACTCCGGGCAAAAGCGAAGAAGGAAGCTAAAAAGGTAGTTACTATCATGGCAGAAAAATACGGAATTGAGGACGAATACGCAAAAGAAGCACTGACGACAGCAGTCGAAGTAATGCGTGTCCCCGGCGAGACCAGAGAACGGCTGGCAGCTGCTAGATTGGTGTTAGACTTTACTAAGACCCGTCCAGTCGCAAAAAGCGAAGTCACAATCGGCAAAGCCGAAGAGTTCCTAGCGTCACTAATCGATGACAATGAACCCGAAACTCCAGCAGATACGTAAGCGTCTGTATAACGACTTCCCATTCTACGCCAAATCCGCTCTCAAGATTAGAACCAAAGAAGGCCAAGTAGCGCCGCTGGATTTAAACCCAGCGCAGCAGATACTGCAAAAGGCCGTATCAAAGCAATTAGCAGCTGAAGGTAAAGTCAGGGTCATTATCTTAAAGGCTCGGCAGCAGGGGCTGTCCACCTACGTAGGCGGCTACCTCTACCACAACGTATCCCAACAACAAGCACGTAAGGCCATGGTGATTACGCACCACGCCGACAGTACACGTGCGCTTTTTGACATGACTAAGAGGTTTCATGAACACTGTCCCGAGATACTTAGGCCGCATACCAAATACTCATCAAGACGTGAACTGTCGTTTGATGTTTTGGATAGTAGCTATGTGGTTGCGACCGCTGGCGGCGATAGCGTAGGCCGAGGAGAAACCCTCACACACGCGCACTGTAGTGAGATGGGGTTCTGGCCTAAATCTACAGCCAGCGACATATGGAATGGTCTTATTCAAGCCGTACCGAATACCAAAGGCACAGCCGTATTCGTGGAAAGCACCGCGAATGGTGTGACCGGTATTTACTACGATTTATGGAAAGGCGCAGTGGATGGGACAAATGGTTTTGTACCTGTATTTATCCCTTGGTTCACTGATCCAGAGTACCGTGAAAAAGTACCAGCGAGTTTTGAACGCACACCGGAAGAAGACGAACTAGTCGAAAAGTACAACCTCGACGACGAACAGCTAATGTTCCGGCGCCGTAAAAT